CAGATTAGCTACCCAATTCCCGTAGACACCATTGATTTATACGATCACGTCATCCGTCAAGGCTCAGGTCAAAATCAGGTCGATATTAACATCACACGGATCTCCGGGGATACCTATTTAACAATCCCAACTAAAAACGCTTACGGGCGCCCTATTCAAGTTTGGGTTGATCGCCAGTCTGGAAATATAGATTCGACGCCAGTTACCAGTGTTGCAAGCGGATATCCTATTAGCTCTACAGACACAACTATTTATGTAACCTCTACTCAGAATTTACGTACTCAGGGTTTTATTAATATTGATGGCGAAACTATCCTATACCAAAATATTGGCACTTCAGCCACCGGACAAGCTAACCAACTATTAAATTGCTACCGCGCCCAAAACGGAACTACTGCAGCGTCTCATTCGGCTGGCGCTCTCATATATAACAATTATTTACCAAACATAAACATCTGGCCCACCGGTAATCCCGGTACACAATATAATTTTGTTTACTGGCGTATGCGTCGTTTACAAGACTCTGGCACAGGCGTTAATACAGAAGATATCCCATTCCGGTTTATTCCTTGCATGGCTGCAGGACTAGCTTATTACCTGTCCATGAAACTGCCACAGATTGACATGAACCGTATCCCACTATTAAAAGCGGATTATGAACAGCAGTTCCAACTGGCTCAAGATGAGGATAGGGAGAAAGCGCCTTTACGGTTTGTACCTCGTAATATGTTTTACTACAGATAATCATGCCAAATAAGTTTGCGTCGGGTAAATATGCGATTGCCGAATGTGACCGATGTGGTCAGCGGTATAAGTTATCTGAGTTACGTACACAGACTTTAAAGACTAAACCATATAGAGTTAAAGTTTGTAAGCCTTGTTGGGATCCAGATCAGCCACAGTTGCAGTTGGGTATGTATCCGGTTAATGACCCACAAGCTGTACGAGAACCGAGACCAGATGTAAGCTACTATTCTTCGGGAAATACAGGGCTATACATTAATCCTAATTCTAGTGACAATATAGACAATGCAGGGTATCCTAGCGACGGTAGTAGGCAAACTCAGTGGGGTTGGAATCCTGTAGGTGGGGCACGGGGTTTTGCGGACGCATTTAGCCCCAACGATTTAAATTTAGCGATTAAAATAGGTACAGTAACTGTACTAACAACTTAAGGAGTAGTAACATGGCAATGCAAAGACAAAAGGGGGTTAAGACCGATGAACCTTTTGAACCTAAAAATGTAGAAGATAACATGAAAAAAGGCGGTAAAGTTATGAAAAAAGAAAAAATGGAAAGCATGAAAGAAGATATCAAGCAAGATAAAGCTATCGTTAAGAAAGCATTTAAAATGCATGATGCTCAAGAACATAAGGGCGGAAAAGGTACAAATCTTTCTAGTCTTAAAAAAGGCGGCGTAACCGGTAAATCTATGAAAGCTATGGGTCGTAATATGGCTCGCGCTGTGAACCAGAAGTCAAGCTCAAGAGGTCGTTAATATGGCTAAAAATATTAAACCGGCTAGCGAATACGCTAAGCCACACAAGATGTCAGGAAAAGAAATTGGTACTTCTGATGTTGAATTGGGGTTAACTGTTGCAACAGATCCTAATACTTTAAAAGCGGATGAAGTTAATCCATCTACAGTAGCTATGCGCGTTTCTATTAGTAACAATACTCGCGGTCCTAAAACTGATGGTATTGAAATGCGTGGCGCTGGCGCTGCAACTAAAGGTCGTATGTCTAGAGGTCCAATGGCATAATGAATTACGTACAGCTTCAGCAACTGATACAAGACTACGCCGAGAACACTGAGGCGTTATTTGTTAAGGACATTCCACAGTTTGTCCAACAGGCTGAAACTCGTATATACAATTCAGTAAACGTACCATCATTGCGTAAAAACGTAGTTGGTACTATGACATCAGGTAACCAATATGTGGCTCTTCCTATTGATTGGTTGGCTAACTACTCTTTTGCGGTTATTGACCCCACTACAGGCATGTATAACTATTTGATTAACAAAGATGTTAACTTTATGCGCCAAGCGTACCCATATGCTGCCAATAATGGAGTTGCGTACCAAGGAACACCAACTGGAACTCCTAAATATTACGCTCTTTTTGGTTCTCAATATGGTAATGTCAATGAAATGACTATTATGGTTGCGCCCGCACCCGACCAAGCGTACCCAATAGAAATGCACTATTACTATTACCCGCCCACTATTGTGCAAGGTATTATTGCCGGTCTTAGTTCAATTACTAGCGCTGGATCATTATATACGCCCGGTGTATACCCAGAAGTACCGTTAACTGGAGGAAATGGCTCAAATGCTACGGCTACAATTACAGTTGGATCTTCCGGTGCGGTAACTAATATAACCCTTAATGATGGCGGTGTTTTTTATGTGGCAAATGATACTCTTAGTTTTAGCCCTTCTTCTATTGGTTCAGGTACTGGCTCTGGATTTACTGTAAACGTTACCAGCGTTTCTAATTCAACCGGCACTAGCTGGCTTGGTGATAATTATGACCCAGTCTTATTCTATGGCGCAATGCGGGAAGCCCAGCTATTTATGAAGGGTGAAGCCGATATTATTGGCAATTACGAGGCTAAATATCAAGAAGCTTTATTAGAATTTAGACGCTTCTGTGACGGTCTTGATCGTGGTGATGCCTACAGAGATGGTCAAACCAAGCTTAATATTAATCTTAAAGGTAATGTGGTCTCATGATTACCCAGACTTCTTGCACAATTTTTCAGCAGAATTTACTAAACGGTAATGAGAACTTTACTACCGGAACCTATAAAATTGCCCTTTACAATGCGTTAGCTAATTTGAACCAACAGACTACGGCTTATACATCTATTAACGAGGTTGTAGGCACAGGATATACAGCTGGCGGTCAGGTATTAACCATTTCTACCCCACCCACCCAAAACAATCAATATAACGTTACTTACGTGTCATTTAATAATGCCGTTTGGAGTCCAGCATCCTTTACCGCTAGAGGGGCATTAGTATACAATGCAACTACAGGTGCAGCGTGTTTTGTATTAAATTTTGGGTCAGACAAGACTTGTACATCTAGCTTTACCGTGCAATTCCCAGCAGCGAGCTATTCGTCTGCTATTTTAACCATTGGAACTACCACAAGTAGTATTAACTATAGCAGTTCAGATTAGGAGTAATTATGCATAAAGAATTTACAGGCTCTGGCGACTATGCTATAGCTACACTACAGGCCAAAGCAACTAACTTAGAAAACGTAGCGGCTGATGGTTACTACCACGTAATTTGCCACGATAAAGACGGTAACGTTAAGTGGGAAGACAGTATTGAAAACCAAGTTGTTCAACAAGGCAAAATCCTTGCAATGAACAATACTTTCTTTAGCGCTACCGCTATCGTTGGTCCATATTTAGGATTGATTGGTACTTACACCGGATTTAGCCCTACAGATACTTGGGCATCACACTCTGACTGGACTGAGTTTACTGCTTATACCGTATCCGGTACAGCCCAACGTGGTACAGCCGTATTTACAACTGCAACTGGAAACAACGCAACTGCCGCTGGTACTAATATTGTTTCTAGCGCTGCTACTGCTGTAACGTATACGATTGCGGGTGCTGGTGGTACAGTAGCTGGTTGTTTCTTGTTGACTGGTACAGGTGCTACTGCAGCGTTTACTAATACTTCAAGTGGAACTTTATGGAGCGCTGGTGCGTTTTCTGTAGCTAAGACTACTACCGCTGGAGATACCGTCACTGTAACGTACACGACTACTGCAACAAGCTAAGGGGTTTAAATGACCTTCATAGTTGCAGATCGTGTCCAAGAAACTGGAACCGTTAGTACCGGTACTGGCTCAGTTAGTCTGGCTGGTGCGGTAAACGGTTATCAGTCTTTTGTTTCTGGAATTGGCAACGGCAATACTTGTTACTACACAATCTACGACCCTACTGCATTTACATGGGAAGTAGGTATTGGAACGGTTACTTCAGGTCCTAATACTTTAGCTCGTACAACAGTTCTTTCAAATAGCGCTGGCACACAGCCTTCTAAAATTAGTTTTAGCACATCAGATACCTTAAGCGTATGGTGTGATTACCCAGCAGAAACTGCAATTTATACTGGTGCTAATGCGTCATTAAATACAGTAACGGCAACTTCTACTGCATTTCCTTTAGCTACCGCTTCATCTGGTGTCTATTCATACGGTAATATCAATTATTCCGATACTGGTATTTGGGCTTCTTACGCAGCTAACGTTAATAGTTACGCTCAAGTTATTTACCAAAATACTAAC